CTTATTATTAGCATAAATATGAGTTTGAGTTGGTAAAAATTCTTGTAAGTTTTTAGTAGATATTTTAGAGGTGTCTTCTCCTTCCGGCACCATAGTCCTCAACCACTCTACTAGTAGTTGTTCGCTTTTTCTTCTTAGTTGTTTAGCTTTCTTACCTCTCATAATAACTCTTCTACATTAGGTTCTTTGACTATCTTAGTAAAATAAACAGGACCTTTAGCATAATTAAAAACACGAAGTCCCTCTCCATTATTGGAGTCAGACCTACATTTAAATTTATAAGGACAGAAAGTACATTCTTTTGGCAACTTCATGTTACCAGCTTTACCTTCCGGTATCTCAGTGAAACAATAATCAGGTGGAGAATCTGATTTAATAATTTGTTTTACCTTATCTATTTTATCCTTTATATTGGGTTTGTCAAGGTCTTGAGGCCTAAAAAGAGCTAATTCTCCTGTCTCTTTGTTAAAAGCTAAGAAACCTCCCTCAGATGTCTTTTCTGCTGCTTCATAACCAGCTAGTTGAGCTAAGTAACCAAAGGTATCTTGTTCAGCTAAAGTGCCTTCTCTAAATTTACGAAAGGCATAACCAGAAGCAGTTTTAATATCTATTACTTCACCATCAATCTTACAGTCCATGTGTCCTTTGATACCCTTAACTGAGACTTGTTTTTGTTGAGCAGTAACTTTGTGTCCAGCTAATTTAACAAAGAAAATTAATAAGGCTTCTAAAATATGACCATACAAAAACTTAATAAAAGTCGAAGGCTCTATTGAGCTTGAAGTATCTCTTTCTTCATGCATATCATACCAGAGTTGCCTTTCAGGTCTACCAATGTTGGACATGCGTAAAGTTTGACTAGTGGCTTTATTCCTTTTAACCGGAGTTGCCCACTCTTTAACAGCAGATACAATGTCAATGCCTAATTCTTCTAGAAGTTTATTTGAGATTTTAATTTTATCACCATCGGCTAAGACCCCGATAGTGTTGTAGATGTCTTCTACTAAAGTATCTAAAGATTTATTTTTCTTGCTCATCTTCTAATTCCTTAAAAGCTTTAATAACATCAGATGAGAAAAGTTTTTGTAAGTTTACTAAATACATTTTACTAGCATTGTGGTCGCCACCAGAGACAGTTTTAAAAGTGTCTAGTTCTTTAACTATGGTTTTTAAAACATCAGTATGAAAAACTAAGGTACAGTATTCTTTATCACCTACACAAAGATGATGAAACCAGTAATCAGATTCAGTGGCTTCAATACCAGAGGGCTTACCATAACTTTGATATTCGATAGCTATGTTACCAGTTTTCATCCACATACCTCGTTCAGACTTAACTTCAATCTTTTTGTTACAGAGCATTTCTGCAACTTTATCTTCTCTAATACTACCAAACTCTAAGTCTATATCAAACTTCTTGCGGTCTTGTTTAGTGGGTTTCACTCCAATTATCTCCGACTTTAAATTCGCCATCAAGGGGACAACGCATGTTATAGTATTCACCGGCATCACGAATACTTTCTACTGCTAACTGTCCCGCCTGATTTGCTTGACTTTCTTTCACTTCAATTTGCCATTCATCGTGAATGTTGGCAACAAATTTAAAATCAAGATTACAAGTTTTAAGTTTGTCGTATAATATTGTTAGAGCTTTTTTCATAACTATTGCTCCACCACCTTGTAGTAAAGTATTGAGAGCAGCATGTTTGTGTCTTAAAAATATTTTTCTACCGTCTAATCCTTTAAGGAATCCTCTTTGAGCCGCTGTGTCAACTCTTGTTTTAAGAGATTGAAGTGCTGGTAAACTAGTAAGAAACTGTTCTCGCAGTTGTTTACCATCTGCTCTATTTCCTGCAATGATTTTTCCAATTTTTTCATCTCCGGCTCCGTATATAAGTGCATAGATGAAAGTTTTAGCCTCATCTCTTGATTTAAGTCCAGCAAACTGCTGATTAGTTGTGTGAATGTCTCCATTGATAATTTCATTTATGTATTCCTCGTTTGACATATAGTGGGCTAACATCCTTAATTCTAACCCTGAAGCATCTATACCTACTAGTTTATATCCTTCAGCCACAATCCAACAAGCTCGACACTCCTTACCATAAGGACTATGAACTGCTGGTACTTGAGCCATATTAGGATTTCTATGTGTCATTCTACCAGTTATTGCTCCAGTAGAAATAACAGCTCCATGAACTCTATTATCATCTTTGATATTATCAATCCATGATTCAATTTGCCCAACTCTTTTCTGTATTAATAAATACTCAGCTATCAGTTGAGCTTCTTTGATATGTGCTATTTTGCTGAGAGTACCTTCATCAACAATCGGTTGACCTGTGGGGGTAAATCTTTGTGGTTGCCAGCCAAAATCGATTAAATATTCTCCTATCTGCTGACGAGAGCCGAGATTAAATTCCTTAAGTTCTTTCCTCGTAAAAGGAGTAGTGTCATTAGTTGCAACTCTCTCTTGGTACTCAACGGAGGTAAGTCCAGATTTAGACAAAGTACCATCCTTTTTAAGCTTAGGTGTAACCTCTTTTACAGGCACCCACTTAGGCTTGAAAGTAGCATGAACTTCATCTTCTACTTCTTTTTTTCTTTGGTTTAAAGAGCTTAATAAATCTATGGCTCTCCTCTCATCAAACAGAAAACCATTTAGTTCTTGTTCTAGTAGTATTTTTGTAATTTCGTGTTCTAGTTTTACTGATTCTTTAGAAAACCCTACACTATCTTTTCTTAACTTTTCTAAAACTTTTTTATTTAATTTAACATCTTGAATACAATAGTCAAGCATCTCATCACTGTACTCTGTAAATATTGGAGCAGTTGACTTTGGGCAGTTGAGCTTCCAACCCCACTTCTCGAGGCTATGTCCTCCTTCCCTAGTAGGATGTAATAATCTTGATAAGGTCAAGGTATCAATAATATTAGCATAAGCAGATAAGTTTATCTGTTTAATCCTGTGTATAGCTGGAATATCAAAGCCTAAGATATTATGCCCAACTAAACTATCAGCAGATTGTAAAAACTCAATGCCCTCGTCAATGCTTTCAGGTTTAAAAGTATGTACTGTATTAGTATCATCAATAGCTACGATACACCAAATAACAGAAGCTGGTGGTAGATTAGTGACTTCACCAGTCTCACTGTTTTTTATTGAAGATTCCCAAAGTAATCCATTAGTTTCTATATCAAATACTAATTCCATTAAAATGCAATAGATGTCTGATTCTCTGATACAGTAAATTCAGTATCGTAATTTTCAGACAGTCTTCCTGTTTCTTTGTCGTAGATTAAAGCTGTGGCCATGCCAACATCTCCGGTATATCTAGACTTTAAGATTCTAAGTCTAGTTGTCCGAGCCTCTTCAGGGTCATCGGACTGTTGATTTCTTTCTAATGCTATCACACAATCACTTAATTGTCCAATACTATTAGAACCTCTTAAATGCGACAAAGAGACTTCAATACCATTTTCATGGCCTCTATTACCATCTACTCTTCTCAAGTGTGAGACTAGAATTAAACCGGCTCCAGTTTCTTCTACTAAACTTCTAAGTCTAGTCATAATATTATCTATGGCTCGTCTTTCATCGCCTTCGCCTAAAGCACTCACCAACATGTGGAGATGGTCTACTACCACCCACTTACAATCACAACCAACAATTAAGTATCTTAGTTTAGCAAAGATATCATCTATCTGATTAGTCCCAAAATGAGCATGAATAAAAACCTTGTCATCTTTAAATACTTTATCAAACATAGACATTAAAGTTGACTCATCAAACTTTTCTCGTTCTTGGTCGACATACAATCGAGCATTAGCTTCAATAGATAAAATACCATCTACTGTTCTTCGCCAGTCCTCTTCAAGTGCAATGATACCAACATTATCGTTAGTTTGTTTGACCAACCAGTGTTCTAGTTCTCTCGTAATGCTAGACTTACCAAGGCCTGTGCCACCAGTTAAAGTTACTAACTCACCTTGTCTTAGCCCGTAAAGTTTTTGATTTAAACCAGCCCAAGGATAAGGTACAGACTCTTTCTTCTCTCTATCTAAAAAAGCATTTTTCTTTTCTGAGACTCTAATAATTCCACTAGGGGTATAAAGTTTAGCATCCCACCAAGAGCTAACAAACTCTTTATACTTGCCCTTGAGAAGCATATCATTCGCATCTTTGTAACCATTAGGTAAGGTAATTATCTTAGCCTTGCCGGGCTTAAGAATACTAGCGACTTTCTTAGCTGACTCAATGCCTTGTCTATCTTTATCAAAACAAATGACAATGTTGTCAAAACTTTCAATGTACTCTAAGTTTTCTTTAACATCCTTAACTGCTCCAGAAGCTCCTCTAATAATAGAGACTACTGCCCACTTACTGCCTAGTAATTCGTAAGCGGCCATCGCATCACACTCACCCTCAGTAATGGTTAAATATTTACCACCCTCTTTGAACAGTTGTTGACCAAATAAACCAACCCCTTGAGGACTAACATCATAACTAAACTTTTTATCTCTAACATATCTAACTTTATTAGAGGTTAGTTCATTATTAATATACAAAGGATAAATATGTTGGGCTATCTGTCCAGCACTATCGTAAACAGTTTTAACTCCATACTTTTCTGCCGTTTCTCTTGAGATATTTCTATCTGCTAACTTAGCAAAAGTACCACCATGGGCATTTAATTCTCTAACTGTTTCTGTCATCTTAGTTTCACTATCAACTATATTAGCTTGATTGTCCACCCCTTTAGGAAAAAAAGTATCGCAACTAAAACACTTAGCTGAACCATTTTCGTTAATTGATAGGGCATCACTACTACCACAAGCCGGACAAGGCAAGTGATACTTCTTAAATTTTAATGTGTTTTCCATCTTTGACCTCAAAAAAATAGGGCATCCGAAGACACCCTATCTAAAATGTAAATACCAAAAATATGATAAAAAGTGTGGTTAGGTTTCCTCAGAATCTTCAGTAGATTCTTCAGTACTTTCTTCCACTTGCGACTCAGGACAGCCTTTTAACAGCTCCTCTAAGTTTGCTCTGTGTGTACGACTAGCAAAGTCTAAAGCCTCGATAACAACAGAAAGATTACCTACTTTATTTACCATAACAGTAGCATCAGCTTTCTTTTGTTCGTCAGCGATTGCACTAACATCAAAGTTAGTAACTTCACCTTCTTCGTTTTTAATACTAATAATCATTAGAACTCTTCTCCTCCTTCGATAGCATCAAACTCTGAGCCATCGCTAGATTTATATTGCACTAAGTCAATAACTTGCATAGCCTGAAAGTCCAAACCTTTGAACTCTCCATACTTATTAGATGTTTCCCACTCAGCATATTGGACTCCATCTC